GGTCAGGATGCCAAAGAATCTTTTCTTGCCAGCATGGATACGCCAGCAGAAGTATGAGCGCGCTGTGAGGAAGCTTACAATGAAGGGCAAACAAAGATATTAAGATTTCTGTTGGTAGGGAGCGTAGCGACCTGACACCGAAGCGGAAGTAAAACCTCAGTGGCTTACGACTACAATATAGTAAGTAGACGAGAGGGCGTTTTTGTCTTACGAAAATGAAAATAGTTCTAAAATATTTTGACCTTGACAACATCAACCTTTATTGAAAACCTCTATTCATGGAGACACCAGCGATGGCAATGAGCGAAAACGAAAAGATTAGAATGATACGCGAGATACTTGCTGATCACAAGGAACATTGGACCAACCTTGAACCAGATATGCGTAGGCTCAGACAGGTTTATCTAACAAAGTTCTACGATGATAAAACCATTTCCGATACAAGCGTGCGCGTAGAGACAAGCGACGGATATGTATTCATCGAAAGCTACATTGCGTCACTGTTTGAGAAAAGCCCCAGCGTTGAAGTTGATTCGATGACCACTGATAGCGAGAATGTTGAGCTAGCAAGAGCCTGTTCAAATAACTGGCTTTCAGAAAACAGAAAGGCTTTAGAGAACGGCAGCAGATTGGCCTTAATATTTCCGATGTCATTCTTCAAGATAGCTCCAAGACAGAGCAGAGATCCTCTTTCTCGTGTGCTAATCAGAGCAATCGAGCCATGGAATATAATTTTGGATAGAGATGCAGACCTGTGGGAAGAGCAGCGCTTTGTAGGTCATCATTATTACATGACGTTGAGCGATGCCAGAAAGCAGCATGGTGCTAAAAAGTATTCTCCAGTATCCAAACCACAGTATTTTGAAGACGGTCGAACACAGGAAGGATCCTACAATAGCCTTCCAGAATCTATGCAGTACATCGAAGTCGTAGAATTTTACGATCTCGAAGAGGATATGCTCTATATATTCTCGCCAAACATAAAGATGACCGGTGGATTTTTAGAAAAGTCTAAGATTCCGCTTCGTAACTACGATGATTCTCCGCTAGTTCCTATAGCTCCGCTGTACTATTCTCGCTGTCCAGACAAACCAATGGATGGATATAGCACACTATCACGTGTATACGACCAGCTATTTGAAAAAAACATCATGAGAACCTTCTGGGCAAACGCAGTTCGTAGAGATTCAAGACAATATCTCTACAAAGAAGGCTCGATTGACGAGGAAAGCTTGGCTAAAATCTCAGCAGGATTAGACGGAACTATGGTTCCAATAGATGCAGAATCCCTTGATGGTGTTATCCGTACAGTTCCAGTCGAACCAATGTCATCAAACTTCGAAAGGTATCTATCTGCAATAGAATCTGACATACAGCGTGGTTCTATAGTTTCTCCAAACGTCAGAGGAGAAGCAACACGCAGTACAGCTACAGAGATTACAGCACTTGCGCAATACACAGCATCTGAAATCGGTAGAATGGCTAGAGAACGCGACGAAGCAATCGAAGATATAGCAAATATTTTTGTTAGAATGCTTGTCTATACACTAGACGAAGTAGACAGACCAGTTGTAATGGTAGATAAGAAACCAAGATTTGTTACTTCTGATGCATTAGACCACAAATTCCGTTACTTTGCGTTAGACCAAGCAAGCACGCCTCTGAGCAAAGAGCTTAAAAAGCGCCAGCTTCTAGAACTTCTACCTGTACTTGGTCAGCTAGGCGTTCCTCCACAGAAACTACTTGAAGATATTGTAAGAGAATTCGGTTTAAATGAAAGTTACGTTGAGGTTGTAAAAGAAGTGAGCGGAAGCGCATCTAAAGCTGGTCAGGCTGAAATGGTATCTCCAGAACCTACCTCTTCCGCTGAGAGGCTAGCAGCCGAACTTCTAGGTAGCCAACGTGGTATCCCACTTCCAATGCCATAAGAGGTAAATATGAAAGATAAAAAGATTATAGTCGTTCTTCCAGAGAAAAAAGTCGAGCCACCAAAAGCTCTTCCTCCAAAAACTAGAGCCGAAGTTTACAGAAGCAAAGAGGTCAAAGGCTGTTGTCAGAAAAAGAAAGCGGAGAAGATGTAATGCCAATCCATGATTACCTATGCCCGATGTGTAATAAGACGGAAGAGATTTTCACTAAGTCCAGAACTGGTGAATCAGAAGTTTTTTGCAAATCTTGTCACACTGTAATGGCAAAACAGTTCCCCAAAGTCGCAAAAACAAGCACATTGTGGAATGCTAGCTGGAACGCCGGGCTTGAAGGACAGGGATTTTATTCTCGAAGCCTCGGAAAAGTGGTTCATTCAAAACGAGATGAAGAATCCATTATGAGAGCTAAAGGTTTCGTTCCTGAATCTGATTATGGCAAACACTTTATAGAAGATAAACAAGCTGAACTAGCTGCTGAAAAGGCTCGTGGTGAAGCAGAAAGCAAGCGTTGGCTTGACAACGTAGCTAAGTTTAATGGCGATAAAAATCTAGCGGCTGTAGAAACATGGCCTGCACACGAAATGTTAAAACAATAAACAATAAAATATTTAGGAGATTAAAATGGCATTAAATGATATCGGTCGGATGGACATGGATATGAAAGCCCTTGGCATCAGTGGCAAAGATCCTATTGAAGTTGAGGTCGAAACAAAGATTGGAGAGATCGAAAGCGAAGAAGATTCTTTTTATAAAGAAATGTCTCCTGTAGGCAGCTTCTCGAAAGGCGCTCTTAACAGCTTAGTTCAGGCTCACAACGTTGTATCAAAGTTGTTTGGATTAGAAACCTATCCAGCCTTCGAAGAAGACCAGAAATCTTTTCCAAGCCGCTTTACCAAAGAGCTATCAATGATTATAGATGCAGCATCTGATGCTGCTGAAGCCGAAGTCATAGACATGGAAATGGTTCCTTCTCTTGAAAATATTGCGGCTGACAGAGATATTGCTATGCTAGCCGGTAAAATTGGAATGCTTGGCAAAAGCAAAGACTTTAAGAAGTTTCTATCAGAGCCAATGCCTGAAGAAGAGGAGATGCCTGAAGAGGAAATGGCTCCTGCTGAGGGCGAGATGGATGAAGCTGAAATGGATCAGCTATTTATGCAAAGGATGTAATATATGTCAGAGAATAACGAGACCGGCGTAGTAGCCGATACCTCAGTAGTAGACGTACCAGCAGAATCAGTAGATGCTTTTAACTTAGAAGACCTAATCAATACGCACTTTGATAATGATCCCGTAATGGCAGAGCCAGGATTAGAACATAAGATTGGTCTTCCATATGAACAAGTTTTAAAGCATATTCCTGAAAACGGAAGAAAAGTAATCCAGAACCTTAGAGCAAGTTATACAAAAAAAACACAGGAGCTTGCTCAAGAAAGATCGCAACTAGAATCTCTTAGAGAAGAACTTGACCGACAGAAACGGATGATGACCGATTCTGATTGGGCTAAAGGAATCCGAGCAGCAGCCGAGGATAACACCGAGCTTGATGTTTGGGATGAAGATGGACGTAAAGCCTCTATTAAACGAGAAGCCGCTAAGATGATGGCTGAAATGATTAAGCCACTTCAGCAGGAAATCGCACAGGAGAAACGTGCTGTTGAAATAGAGAAGTTTAAAACCGCTCATCCAGACCTAGGTGAACATCGTGTTGAGATTGCAAAGTTACTGATGGAAAGATCTGAACTAAAACTTGAAGATGCTTACCATCTTGTTAAGGCAAAAAAGAATACCGAGCGTGATGAGCTGGAACGTGCAGCTAAATCTGCCGCTAGAGGTCAAACCAAAGAAGCTTTGCTAAAAACATCTACCGGCAAGAACATTCAATCTGGCAAGCTAACACAGCCAAAGTTTAAAGATGCATGGTCAGCGTATCAGTGGTACAAGGCGAACGGAAACGGCTGATGATTCACAAAACCTTGCCTCAGCATTTCTATGTTTCTGTACCTAATGCTTTGCTTGGTCCCAAAATGCCCGAAGGATATACCAGAGGGCTTTTGCATGGTATCTACGGTAGAGAAGGTCAGGCTCTTTTAACGCATGTTTTGCTAGATACTGGAGCAAACTGGAGCGGCATTCCGTTACACTTGCTAAGATGTGAAGATCATGTAGGACCACAAGTAGATCAAGCTATTCTTCAGCCTTGGGGCTGCATGGGAAGAGATCTGAAAGTGTCTGAACTAGAATATCTTGGAGGTTTATCTGTAGAACTTCGCTTTGGCCCACAGAAAGGAAGGCATACAGGAATCATTGTAGACTGGGACGACGCCTTTGCTAAACATCCTCAAGAACACAAGCCTTTAAGTTTATTGATCGTAGATGGTGGTCACTTTGCTCTGCTGCCAAATAACTATTTTATTCTAACAGACAAGCATTTCACAACCGGTAAGAGAGAAATGACAAAAAACTACTATAGAGGATCGCAGACTTACTGGGAACCATAAAATATAAAATATTAAGAAAACAAAACGGCCACCTAGTGATAAGCTAGATGGCCGTTAGTGATTGGGAGGTGTACGAAATAATGATTGATATGGTTAAGGTAATCTAACAAAGACTGTTACAGAAAAGCAAAACGAATGTTTTGGTTTTATCGGCGCTCAACATTGGCGCCGACAGGATATTATACTGCGATGGAGCCCTTATAATCTTACCGAGCCACCATCAGATATAAAAACCTTGGAAACATCCTCTGTAGGTGGGAGCGAAGCGACCTTACATCGAAGACTGCATATAGTAAGTAGACGAGAGGCTGTTTTTGTCTTACGATTTTAAAAATAGTTTTAAAATATTTTGTGAACGCCCCTCATTTTCTATTAATCTTCGTGCGTAATATGACAGGAGAGGTTACGACGATGAGGCTTTCAGAAAAAATAAAGGCGATTAACTGGTCTACTATCAAAGCAAGAAGAATGCTTTGGAAATATAAAGAACACTGTGGTTATGACGGTAACACCATTGAGGATATTAGCAACGAATTCTTGATTTGGATATTCAATTCGAAAGGTAAACGCGCGGCTGTCCTTCAAAGCAGCGAAGCTTCAATGGAGGACATAGAATATGTCCTGTTTGACATTTACTTGAACGGTTTGATAAAAAAAGCGCAGAGAAGACAGCGTATACTTGATAGCTGGGCTAACGAACTACCTTTACATTCCGACCACTTTAGATCTGAAAAAAAAGCAGAGCTAATAAATATTTTATCAAATATGACTGAAGATCAAATAACGGTTGCGATGTGGGCGGCAGGTCTTATCTTTACAGATATGACAGGACTGAGCAAAGCGACCTTGTACAAAAGATTAAAAGATTACGGAATGACCATAACAGCATGATAAAAGGAGGCGCCATGAGAAGAGAAACACTATTAAACAAGATTATAAGTGAAATCATTTCTGGAACCATCAAGGTTGATGATATTAGACGGACCAAAATCGAAGTAGCTCTAAAAGAACTAGGCTTCGATATTGTTAACGGTGAATTAATAAAGACTGCCGACAAGGAATACAAAAATGACAAATAAAAATATGCAGACTTCAACGGCTCTTGGAAACATAGCAGAAGTGGCCTTTGAAAATCTATTAAAAAAGAACAAGGTCAGGCATACAAAAACAGATTTAGTGTGGTGGGGAAAGTATTGGGAAGCTAAAGGAAAAGGGATAACTTGGCATATGGGCCGTGATGGTGAGAAGATCCCGTATGTTCAAGATTTACCAATGCAATGTGATTTTATTGTAGGCAAAAGTTTGTTTATAGAGACAAAATATTCGACAGGTGCAACATCATCAGGACAATCTTATACAACGGCACCTATAGAAATCTATTCTACAGATAATCCTTCTGATAAAGATTATTCTGGAATAATGAACTGTGGCAAATATTTGATTGAAAATGATAAACATAATAAATACGACGTTGTTCTTGCAATATGGAATGACTATGATAAACAATGGTATTTTTTCTGCGGTAAAAAACTTTGGAATAAATACAAGAATCAATATACAGGATTAAGCAAAGCTGACGACGGAAATTCCGTTAATCCTGGATTAATAACGCGCGTTAAATGGAATGGTTCCTTGTAGGAATAAAACGAGAAGACTTCGTAAGCTTGCTAAAAAGACACCTTGACAAATCCTGAGCATTGTAGAGGCTAGTTCTCTCCGTTCGCGCTGAACCTTTAAGGTTACCGGCGATAATGAGACAAACCTTTTTAGACAGCCTCAATGAGCACCTGTCTTAGAAGATAGTTCATTTATCAAATCTTAACCTTAAACCTATAAGCAATATGGAGAATTACAATGGCGATCTCAAACGACCTACTATCAAGCACCTTGTACGCAATAAGAGATGCTGAGGTAGACCAATTATACCGGAAGACTGCGTTCCTAGACCTAGTTAAATCAGCAGGCGGAATCGAATACGAAGACGGTGGTATCAAACTTCAGAGACCACTAAGTGTTGTTGACCACAGCACCATCACACAGCTTGCAACCGGCTACGAGCCTGTCTCTCTAGCTGTAAGCGATGTTCTAAAGCCAGCTATCTATGAATGGCAGGACTTCGTCGCGCCCGTTCTCATAACCAAGAAGGAGGAATTAGAGAACCAGGGAGAAAAAGCGATTGTTAAAATCGTTGAAGCAAGAATGAAGAACGTTATGGGAATGTTCAGAAGAGAGCTTAACAAGCAGATTCTTGCTGGTACCTCAACCATAATGAGCAACATGTCTTCACTAAATGGTTTTACCTTAACCACTGGCTTCCTAGAAGAAGGCGCTGCTGCACCTGCAACACAGACCAACACTGTTGGTGGTCTTTCCAAAGCAACCTTAAACGTTCCAGGTTGGTTCAACAGCGTTAAGTCTGGTACCACTGCAACCATCAACGCTGACCTAACTGCGCTCTACCAGGAATGCAACCAGTTCTCACCATTTGGCGATGTTAGAGCAATCATCATGAATCCAGCCGCATTCGCTGCTTACAAAGCTGCTCTATTCACCAACGAAAGATTTATGTCTTCAGACAAACTAGACGGTGGTAGACTACAGCTAGCATTCGCTGGTGCAGTAGTTGAGCAGGACAACGAAATGCCAGATAACACTGGTGGTGCAGCTAAATACAGTGCTTACCTTCTAAACTTCGAAGGTATCAAAATGTGCTTCCATAGCGACGGCGACTTCGCAGTATCTCCATTCGAATTTATCGCAGGTACTACCGCAAGATCCGCTCAGGTCTACCTCAAGGCTCAGCTAATCGCTGATCACCTCAGAGGCTCAGGCGTTCTAACCGGTATATAAGATTAACCTAAACCTTTAAAAAAACGGAGATTAAAACATGGCTACCTCAACCTTAATTCAGAGACTAGATTCAACCGCACTAGTTACTTCTTCAACCGTCCCTGGTGGATACGACGTTATATCACCAAAAGGTGTATCACACAGACTTCAGACAGAAGTATTTCTTGCTTCTGCTACTGTTGCTGTTGGCGATGCTGTTGCTTTTGACTTGAGCAAAACAGGAGATGGTGATAAAACACTATACGTTTTGCCAGCAGATACCGACGTTGCAACCTCAACCTGCGTAGTTGGTATTGTTCTCGGCTCTGCTGAGACCGATGGCTCACTAACCGCAGAATCAAAAATACTTGTTCTTACTTCAGGTATAGCATCTGCTAACGTAGATGGCGCAACTGTAGCTGGAAGCAGACTAGTTTGCGGCGCAACAGCAGGTCAGCTTGCTCTTGCTCCAGACATTGTTGAATCTGGTGCCAATACCGTTGTTCAGAGACCAATCGTTGCAATCGCTGTTGAAGCAGATACTGCAAACGTTGCAAAAGTATTTTTCATCAAGCAGTTCTAAGCTAAAATAAAAATCTAAAGATTCTATAGCTCGGCTTTGCCGGGCTTTAGTTTTTTGACCTTGACAATACCACCATCATTGAATAGAGGCTTTCGATGGATCTAAAGCAAATAAGACAACAGGTTTTTAATATTTCAGATTATAGTCCGGAGATCCAATCTTATGGAAATCAGATTGACGAACTTATAAATCTAGCTTATTATAAGCTATGGACTATGAAGCGCTGGAACTTTGCGCAAAAGCTTAGCTTTCTTGAGGCATATCCAGATATTACCAGTGGAAGAGAACTTGGTGATTCTACGTTACCACCAATTCTTGCTAGCTATACTGACGGTCAAAGACTTGTTACTTTTGATCAAGATGTATTTACAATGTTTAATAGAAGAGATATCTACGAAGGTAACATAATCCAGCTTGGTGCTAGAGAATATACAATCCTACAGATTCTTTCAACGACACAGTTAACCACTTCTGATCCCATCAGAATATTAGACGGTGTTGCTAGCATTACTGACGATAGCTCATGGACAATCAAAGCCAGATTCTATACGCTTCCAGAAGATTGTATCGAAGTTCTAAACCTACAACATAGAGATATCCCTGTAGGTTCTGGCGGACAAGGCACAATCCTACCTCCATACGGCAAAACTATTGCGCTTCTTCCAAGAATGGAAGAAGCGATGGGCTTAAGAGAAGATTATACACAGACATACGCGGAAGCTTACGTCCCAGTACCTCCAACCATCGTTCCTCCTGGTGAAAAGTTTGACGTTGAATTTGTTCCAAATGAAGAATCGCCTGTCGGTGGTTTAGCATCTGGTTATCATTTCGAGCTATGCTGGTCTTTAATATCTCCAGCAAAACAAACTGGACCACTTTCTGAAAGCAAAATAGTTGTAGTTCCAACAAACGCACAGAATCCAGGTTTGCTTTATTCAATGCTAGTTAAGTTTTTAACCTTTGATGATAAAGCATATCAAAGCTTAAACACCGCATATAACACTGGCCCAGGAACAGCAAGACCTCTTGAGAGCTTGCGAAAAGTTATTTGGTATAACAGCAACTTTGATCCAGCAACAGGAACAAGATTAGGATTACCAAAATGGAGACAGGTTGTATTCGGTGTTCAGACGGTAGCTCCACCAAACCTTGCTGATAGAGACCTTCCATTACTAACCGCTGATACAAGTTCAGTAGCAACCATCAGAAACCTAAGTTCATTTATTCCTGGCACAAAGATTTATCGTGAATATGATGGACAGCATCTGCGTATCCGTCCTTATCCACGTATTGACGCATTTGATTTTGAATATCTTGAGGAAACCACAAACGCAACTACACCACCAAGATTACGAGATTTCTTCCGTAGGCTTGAGCTTAGGTATTATTACAAGCCAATGCCTTTATGCGCTAGCACAGATACACCAGAACTTCCATTCGAATTTCATCAAACAATAGTTTATATAGTTCTTGAAGATATTTACAACAAATCTGGTAACTTACAGCTTGGTCAACTATACGCAAACAAAGCTGAAAAGAGCTTGAAACAATTGCTGACTAGGTATGTGGACCATCAAGATATTATGGTAATGCGCGGTCAATTCGGCGTTACCAGAGGTGGTCCAATATATGACCAGAATAGCTTAAGGAACAAATCTATATGAAGACAAATAAAACAAAAGAAGTTTCGGTCATTGGTGTTGACCAAAGATTTCAAGCTCCAGATAACAGCGCTAACGACATTGTTAATATGCGATTGGATTCTGATGGCTTTGGATATGTCAACGACAGAGGCTTCGAACCTTTTATCCAAGATAACACTAGATCAACAACGTTGAGCATACCTTCGGATTATTCTGATTTATTTGTTTGGGAAAGACATCGTGGCGCTGAGCTATATGTTATCTCAAAAGTTAAGGATAGGCTGATTTACGAAGTTGCAAATAACAGCGGCTTGTCTTCATCACTTTGGAAGCCAGAGCATACAATAGCATTCAATAGAACTGCATCAAAACCAGATGATGCCGGTGAACAATATGTTCCGTTTGGACGTATATGTATAATCTTAAACGGAAAAGATCCGATGCTAAAGTTCTGGGGAAGAGATAGAACGGAACCATTCGGATTCATCTCTGCTACACCAACACCAGAAGTGCTCGGACCAGATCCAGAATATTTTGATGGTGTATGTGATTTAACTGCGGATCCTCCTACGTCAAACTTTCCATATAATGCTAACAATACAATCGGCGGTATATCATTTGGACCAGGTTCTGGAACAGGTCTTGGTGACAAAGAAGTTGATAAAGGATCTACATACAGATATAAAATAAGCTTTATAACAGACACAGGTTCTGAAAGTCCGCTATCTTCTTATAGCGAAGTTGGATGGACAAATGCAGAATCTGGTTTGACATACGCTGTATTTTTTCAACATCTTCCTATGGGGCCTCCTGGTACGGTAGCAAGACGCATATATCGAACAAAGAACATGGGATCCCTACGAGGAGATCTTGTTGATGATCGTTACTAT